AAAAAGATTACTACATTGTAGAAATAGCGGTGGAAGTCAATTTGCTTCAATATTTTTTAACAGTTCAGATCAATTAGAATATAGTTCATCAGACGGATCTAATAGTGATAATTTAGTAACAAACAGAGTGTTCCGTGATTTTTCTGCTTGGTATAATATTGTTGTTGTCTGGGACTCTGATAGTTCCACACAATCAGATAGAATTAGATTTTTTATAAATGGCACAAGAGAGACAAGTTTTGCAACTTCAGATTTCCCAGCTTTAAATCAAGAAAGTATGATGTCAAAAGGTACAGACGCTTCAACTATTGGATTAGGTTTTCAAAGTGTTGCAAATTCAGAACACTTTGACGGGTATATGTGTGAAGCAGTGTTTTTGGATAGTACCGCATCAACTGATGCTTCAGAATTTGGTGAATTTAATGAAGATAGTCCAACAATATGGCAACCGATTGATGTTTCAGGATTAACTTTTGGAAGTCATGGTTATTATCTAGATTTTGAAGATAGTTCAGCATTAGGTGATGACGTGTCTGGAAACAACAATGATTTTACTCCATCTAATTTTGCTTCAACAGATCAATCTACAGATACTTGCACCAATAATTTTGCTACTGTAAATGCTTTAGATCCATCTGCTGGAACTTTAGCTGAAGGAAATTTAAGATTAAGTGCATCAACAAGTCCCAGAGGAACTTTTGGTTTTAGTCAGGGTAAATGGTATTGGGAAATAAAATTAATAACACAAATTAATGACCAACAAGCAGTAGGAATTTGTAATGAAACTTTTACTACAAGTACAGAAATCGGTACAGACGCAAATAGTTGGAGTTATATTATTCAATCAAACGCAAACAATGGTCAAACAAATCACAATGGCTCTTTAACTCAATTTGCTACACTCTCTGCAAACGATATTATAAATGTTGCCGTTGATATGGATAACCAAGCAATATATTTTGGTAAAAATGGAACTTATCAAAATTCAGGTAACCCAGCTTCAGGTTCTTCAAAAACTGGTGCAATATATACAAATTTACCAACTTCTGGTTTTGTATTTCCTTGTTTTAGAAGCACAACAAAGTCTGGCACAGATGGAGTCATTGAAGTAAACTTTGGCAACCCACCATTTACAATTTCATCAAGCAACACAGATAGTGAAGGTTTTGGTAATTTTGAATATGCTGTACCTTCAGGATATTTTGCGTTATGTACTAAAAACTTATCGGAGTATGGAGGATAGATGGCTTATACAACTATAGATGATCCGACTATATATTTTAACACCTTAATATGGACAGGTAATGATGCTGATTCTAGAGATATAACTGGCGTGGGATTCCAACCTGACTGGGTCTGGGGTAAGCGTCGTGATGATGGAGCAGGTCATAATCTTTTAGATAGTGTTAGAACAGCTGGATCAGATAAAGAAATACAATCAAATGGCACTGGTGCTGAAGGTGAGGGTGGTCAAAGTCGTTTTGGTTTTTTAAGTGCATTTTTATCAGATGGTTTTAGAGTTGAAGATGGATCAGAAGCATCAGGTGATAAAGCTTACTGGAATCAAAATAATGCAACGTATGTAGCATGGAATTGGAAAGCTGGAACAACTGCATCAGGTTCAACAAGTGGATCAGGAACAGCCAAAACTTATAATTCTAGCACAAGCACCACTTCTGGATTCTCCATTGTAAAATATGTTGGAAACGCAACTGCAAATCACCAGTTTCCACATGGTTTAGGTGTAAAGCCAGATATGGTTTTTATTAAAAATTTAACTGATAACACAACTAACTGGCAAGGATACAATAGCGATTTAACAGCAACAAAAAGTTTTAAACTAAATTCTACAGATTCACCCGCAACGACAAATAGTGTAACCAATGACGTAGAACCAACGACTACTGTTTTTAATCTAGGTAGTGCTGGTGATGCTAATGGCAATGACCAAAATCATATAGCTTACTTGTTTGCCGAGAAACAAGGATTTAGTAAGGTCGGCCAGTACACTGGTAACGGAAATGCTAATGGTGCATTTTTATATCTCGGTTTTAAGCCTGCATTTATCATAATCAAGGACATCACATCAACTGATCCATGGCACATAATAGATAATAAACGTAGTCCAATAAATTTAATGAATGCAAGATTGTTTCCAAATAATAGTAACGCTGAAAATACATCTGCTGATATTTGTGATTTTTTATCTAATGGCATAAAGTTCAGGGGTACAAATGATGGATTTAATGGTTCAAGAACATATATGTACATGGCATTTGCCGAGTCACCTTTTGTAAATTCTAATAATAAAGTACCGACCAACGCGAGATGATTGATGCTACAGAAGATACAATTCTTACCTGGATTTAATAAACAAGTCACAGCCACAGGTGCGGAAGGCCAGTGGATTGATGGCGATAATGTAAGATTTAGATACAACACACCAGAAAAGATTGGTGGTTGGGCTCAACTTGGAGAAAATAAACTTACAGGTGCGGTTAGAAAAACACATCACATTGTTAATAAGTCAGGTAGTAAATTTTCTATTCTAGGCACGAACAGAATTTTATATGCATTTAATGGAGGTATCTTTTATGATATTCATCCGATTAAATCGACAAACACTTTATCAAACGCTTTCACAACCACAAACGGATCAACCTCTGTTACCATTACATTTTCTACTTCGCATAACATTGATGTAAATGACATTGTCCTGTTAGATAATTTTTCTACCATCACTAATTCTAATTACAGTGCATCTGATTTTGATGATAAAAAATTTATGGTGACTTCTGTGCCAACAACAACCACTATAACAGTTACCATGCCAAGTGCAGAAACAGGTTCAGGTGCAACGGCATCTGGTGGTATTCGAGTTAGACATTATTATTCTGTGGGTCCAGCACAACAAACTCCTGCCTTAGGCTGGAGTCTAGGGACTTGGGGTGGTGAAGTTTTAGGTAATGTACAAACGACTTTAGTGAGCACTATCAATGACTCACAAACAACAGGTATACAATTAGCAGACTCATCTCAGTTTCCAACATCAGGTACAAACTTTATACAAATTGGAACGGAAGAAATATCTTACACAGGAATTACTTCAGACGTCTTAACAGGTGTTACAAGAGAAGTAAGAAACACAACTGCAGCAGCGCACTCAGCAAGTGCAACGATTGAAAATACTTCTGACTTTGTTGCTTGGGGTGAAGCGGCAAGTGGTGACCAAGTTACGGATCCTGGCTTATGGTCGATTGATAATTTTGGAGATAAGATTATTGCACTTATTCATAATGGTGAAGTGTTTGAATGGGATTCAAATGCAGCGAATGCAGTTAGTAATCGAGCAACGATTATAACAGGAGCGCCAACTGCTTCACGTGACATGGTCGTTTCAACACCGGATAGACACTTAGTTTTCTTTGGAACCGAAACAACCATTGGAGATAAGACGACTCAAGATGAAATGTTTATTAGATTCTCTTCTCAAGAAGATATTAATACTTACACCCCAACGGCGACCAATACAGCAGGCACACAAAGACTCGCAGATGGCTCTAGAATCATTGGAGCCGTTCGTGGTCGAAATGCAATTTATGTTTGGACGGATACCGCACTATTTACGATGCGTTTTATTGGGCCACCATTTACATTTGGCTTTGAACAAGTTGGAACAAACTGTGGTTTGATTGGTCAGAATGCAGCAATCGAAGTTGATGGTACAGCTTACTGGATGTCAGAAAATGGATTCTTTAAATACGCTGGTAATTTAGAAACGATGGTTTGTTTAGTTGAAGATTTTATTTATGATAATTTAAATACAACAGCAGCTCAACTCATTAACGTTGGACTTAATAATTTGTTTGGAGAAATTACCTGGTTCTATTGTACAGCAACATCAAATGTTATTAATCGAATGGTAACTTATAATTATCTAGACTCGTCACCACAAAGACCGGTGTGGACTACAGGAACACTTGCAAGAACAACTTGGGTTGATTCTTCTGTATTTGGTTTACCTCATGCAACCGAATACAGTATTTCGGTTGATGGTTCTTTTGATGTTGTTGGAAATACAGATGGTTCAACAGTTTACTATGAACATGAAAAAGGTACAGATGATGTTACCACCACTGCGATTACAGCGATTGCTGCAAACATACAATCAGGAGACTATGATATTAATGGTGAAAGTTTAGGGGGCGATGGAGAAGTGATTATGAAAATTAGAAGATTTGTTCCAGACTTTGTTTCACAAACAGGCAATACACAAATAACATTAAATTTAAGAAACTACTCAAACAACTCACAAGCTAGTTCACCTTTAGGTCCTTTTACAATTACATCAAGTACCTCAAAAGTTGATACTCGTGCAAGAGCAAGAGCAGTATCGTTAAAAGTAGAAAACACAAGTGCAGGTCAAGACTGGAAGCTAGGAACTTTTAGATTAGACCTACAACCGGATGGAAGAAGATAATGGCAAAAATTGTACAAGTTTTAACAAGACCTGGAAAAGAATACCGACAAGTTGTTGCTGACTCACAAGTTAGAGATCTTGATGCGGTGATACAAAAACTTAACACAACGTTTCAACAAGAATTAAAGGATGAAGTAGTCGCACAAAACTTCTTTTTAAATTAATGTCTAATAGTTTCGTAAATGCAAAAGTCGATTTAACCACAACAGATAACACGACGTTATACACAACACCGTCTGCAAATGTTGCTTTAGTTAAATCTCTACTTGTGGCTAATGACTCAGGATCTAGCTGTAATCTTGATGTAACCTTAACCAATGCAAGTGGCACAGTGTTTACTTTATTTAAAACCAAAGCAGTAGCATCGAATACAACTACTGAACTTCTGACTCAGCCCTTAGTGGTTGAAGAGAGTGAAGTGTTAAAGGTGCAAGCCAGTGACGCTAATGAGTTACATGTTATTGCTTCAATACTACAAATACAGCCAAGAGAGGTAACGACATAATGCA